AATTCATCCCGCATTTTCTGCAAGGCGTCAATAACTGCCTGCGAAGTGTCGTCTGGGGCGTGCTTAATTTGTGCCCTTAGCACAGCGTCCATGCGCTGGCAAACTAAAAACCATTTCACACCATTAACGGCGTAGTTAAACTCTTCGCGCTCGGCGTCGAGGTCGTATTCTAAAATTGCCTTCATTCTTTTATAGCATAAGTTACTTGGATGTCGTGGGCCTTCTCGCCTAAAATTGTCTGCTTAAATGCCTTGCGCATTTCTTTTACCCAGTTTGCCTGAGGGCTGCCTATTTGTGCAACAAACTGCTGCACCTCGGGGCGCTGAAAACTGCGGTCTGTGTGTTCTATTTCTATTGTGATTATAAATGTCTTCATTGCTCACCTCCTCCGTAGGTTTCGTTGTAGTATTGTTCACCAGTTATTGGTAATGTACTTTCAGGATAATCAATTCCATGAACTGTTCCTTTGTTGTATGCAGTTTCAATTCTTTCCTTCTCCATTTCTTTGGCTTGTTTCCAATCTGCAACGGTTAAATCTCTATTATATGCAATTTCCCACAACCACTCCACTGCCGTGTGTTGTTTATTGTTTGTCATAGTTTTTTCATTTGTCTGTTTCATTGTACATCTTGATGGCTATTTCAAATGCCTCTTGTCTTGCCTTAAAATATTCAATACTTTCAAAACGATATTTACTATTAATCATTTGAAATTCATTGAATAACCACTCAACTGCCGTTTGTTGTTTATTGGCCATACCCTAAATCCTTTTTAACTTGTTCTTGTTTGGCCTGGCGTTCGTTGTACTTCTTGCCACGCAATTCGGGTGTTTCTTCTTGCACCAACCTCCGAACCCGTGTGATGGTGTCGGCGGATGTTAGTTTACCAAATGCCATCAGTTTAAAGAATGTTTGTGTTTGGGTGCTTGATGCGGGATAGCCGTGGGCTTCCATTTCAAGTTTCCAGAACCACGCCACCAATTGTTGGTCGTTGTCTTTGAAGTCGGAGTATTGAGTTAACAACTCAATCACCGTTTTTTTAATGTCCATTTTCATTTGTCTTTGATTTTAAGATTAACGCCATTTTTGTGGCTTTGTCCAAGGTTTCAATTGCCGTTGGGGATGACATCAAATGATCCACGATGCTTCCCACCTGGCGGTGTTTGTTTTCGTTTTCAATGTTTCGTTTTATGTGTGCGTTTTTGCGTTGTTCAAAATCGTACAACCATTGTTTCATGGTATCGTATTCCACCAAATCCGCTTCGTACATTTTATGTTTGGTTACAAAGTCATAACCGATTTTGAGCAATACCAACGACAATCGCGAATCGGCATCGTGTTCCCAATATGCCTTGATAAAATCGTTTTTCAAATGCTTCAATGTGGTGATGCCTTGTTGGTAAACTTCTTCATCCGTGTACACCACCTCCGTGGGTGCTTTTTCAAACGGGTTGTACCTGGGTACTTTCACATCCTTGATAAACCGATTGATGATGTTTGTGAGGAATACTGCGTTGATTTTTTTAACGCGGTGAATGTCCGACATCGAACCAATCAAATACGCATCAAATGCCTTTTCAAATAAAAGGAAGTGATAACGGGAATAAGTTTGTTTGAGCAAATCCACGATTTCTTTCATGGCTTCGTTTGGTTCAATATCGCCCACCCGAACCAATTTGTCAATCACGGTGGCAATTTCAATGTCCGTTAGGTCGTAAACCCATTGTTTATTTGTCATGGTGTAAATATATTATCTAAATTGATCCAACCAACTTACTTTATTTTCCACACTCTGTTGATAAGGTAGTTCATCGTTCCATCGTTCTTGTGAAATGTAAGTTGCGAAATGCGGGATGAAATCCATTTTTTCGGCCTTGCGGTGGCTTTGTATGTAATTTGGTACATGGTTAATAATATGCAACCGATTCGTTTCAGTTAATCGCTTAAATCGCTCGTATGCAACTTTCTTTGGGCCAACCTTTGTGTATGCAATCCAAACTTGTTCAAATTGCTCTTTGATTAAGTTATTATCTACTTTCTCATTTACAATTTCAATTTCATTTTCATTTTCATTTTCCATATGTAGAACATATGTTTTTGATGTGATTAACATATCTTCTTTCTTTTTCCTATTATTCCTTCTTGATTCGGAATACGCTTTACGCTTATCAACTTCTTGTTCCAACCTGGGATTAAAATAGTTTCCCGCCTCATCGCGTTCAAACTTTTCAAAGATATCTGCATCATGTGTGCCACATATCTTTAACATATCTTTTTCGCTCAACCTACCTTTTTGGTGTTGGGCGCACATTAATCGTATGAATTTGCCAACTTGCTCATTGTCCATGAACATCGTGCCCGTTAGGAAGTCACTTGAATAGAATAAAAATGCTGGATCTTTTGACATAAATTAAAACCCCAAACAATTGATGGCGGTCGCAGTGCCAAAAACTGAATGGGGTTGTAAAGATTTTTCAAAGTTATCTGCGACATAACTGTAATACACCACGAATATACAAAAAACAACTATATTTGCAAAGTCCTTTTTGTTATTTGTCATATCAATTGGATTGGGGGGCGTCATTGCCCCCTTCCTTTTTAAGTTGGTACAACGCTATCATCGCCACAAATAAAAATCCTAACCCCATTCCACCCGCGATGATTTGGGCCATGATTGGATAATGCACAATGCAATACCCATAAGCCAATCCCAGAACGATTGTAGTAAATACGATTAGGATGTTTTTCATTTTACGGCTTTGATTAAAATTGAATCTTCGTTGGAAACATACTGTGCGGGTTCGTACACCTCGCCCGTTTGCTCGTTTAGGAACAATCCTTTGTTCATGTTCTTGTACGCCATTTGGTGCAGTTTCTCGCGTTCCTTTAATGCGTTTTTGAGTTCCACCACCTGGGGGATGTGGTCGTATGAATAACGCCCCGCACCCGCTTTTCGTGTTATCTCATAACCCATGTACACTTGCCCGTTCCATTTGGATGCTTCGTTCAATGCCAATGGTTTGATTTGATCTTGAAAGTTCTTGATGGTATCGGCAAGTTCTTTCAACTCGATGTGGAATTGAAGGGGGCAATAATTACCGCCCCCAACTTCCAACATTGTATCGCTCAATGTTTCAATCATGTGTTTCATACGAATCTAAATTTAACGATGTTTCGGTTTGTGTTTTGAACGCGAACCACATCAATAAAACCACCCTTTTCGTACATCTTCAACCAATTTGATAACTCGGTTACTTGATGCCTTGCCTGGATCTTGATGAATTCTTCATCGTAACGATACACCCATTCTTTTCCATAAAATCTTTGTACATCTTCCATGAAATCACGGGTTGATTGGCGAACCCTCCAACCACGGGTTTGTTTGGGTTTGTGTCCTTGAAACAATCGGTTCAAAATCTCCGATGCTTGTTTCAATGTGGCCAACTCCTCCTCTGTGAATTGGCCAAATAATTGTTGTTGTGTCATATCTTGTTATTAAAATGGTAAATCATCGCTTCCTTTTGCGATTGGTTTGTATTGTGATAAGGTGTCGGTTCCAGTCAAAACATACTGTTCAAAGATTTGGGCGTATGCCAATACTTCGTGCAACTTGATGTCGCCATTGATGGCTAAATCCCCCGCAACTTTTAACACGCTCATTCTCATGATGTGTTTGCCCGTGTCGGGATCCTTGGGTTTCGGGGCTTGGAATCCACCACCCGAAAATCCACCTTGTTGAACCTCGGCGGGTTTACACTTGTAATAAATTGTGCCTTGGTACTCCCGATCCGTTAACACATAGTCCACTTCCTGGCCCACCACAAATTTGGTTTGGTTTTGGGTTTTGGCGTTGTACTCGGCCACATCTCCGTTGGCGAATGACACTTGAAATTTGTACAACATACCATATTGGCCGTTGTAAGTTCCGTTGGCGGTTACATTGGTTACCGCACTTCTTTTGTTTTGTTCCATGATATTTGATTTGTTAGGTTGTAATTTAGTTTTTGTAAAATCTCGAATTGCTTTTCCATTGATAACCCGTTACGCTTGAATTGAAATTTCCATGTGGTAACTGTGTAATAATTGGTTTGTAGTAATTCGGATAACTCTTTGTTTGATTTGCTGAATACTTCGTTTAATGCTTCGTATGTTGTCATAAAATTAAAATGGTATCTTGCTAAGGCCAACCGCCACCCCAAGGTGATAAAGCAATCCAATTTCGGAAATTTCCAAAACCATTGCACCGCTATCAATGTCCGTACCTGGGGATTTGAAATAACGCTTTTCCACAACCTTGATTGATTGGCTCATGTATTCGCTTTTTTGGATTACTCCAACCACTTGTTCCATTTCATCAGCGAACAGAAAGTTTAATGGGTAAAGGATTTTCATTTGTCGGCCCTCCCTTTGTACATTCTGCGTTGGTACAACATTTGAGTGAACTCATCAAATTCGGGGATGATTTCATCGCGTTCAAATTGGTAGGGCTTGGCTTCCTCGATGTTTTGGAAACGCTTGGAATTGCGTTTGATACAATGCCACGCATACATCACCGCAATGGTGATGGGCGTTAAAATGATTAGGTAGATTAAATCCATGTCGTTTGTCATATTGTTCCACGAATATACATTTGAAATTTCAAATTCCAAAACATTTGATGAAAAAAGAAAGGGAAATAAATCCCTTTTCTTTGTGAATGGCCTTAATCCTTTGTGAGTGATTGCAACATGGCAATCAATTTGGGGCATGGGTATACATCCGCCTTATCGGGGCGAACTGAATTGTGTGTGTAAACGCCAGGTTCATTCTTCAATGCCCGTTTGGTTACTGCCCAAATATCCTCGTTGTATTCCAATGGGATGCCGTATTTGGTTGACCATAATACCAACAAATCCTTGATGGATGCGATTTGTTCATCCGTGTATGAATGCCACAACTTGTATCCTTTGTATGGTTTTTCAAGTTCGGTTACTTGGTCGGCGGGTATTTCACCACCCACATAATTGTAAAACTTTGTTCCCTTTTTGGTGATTGGCCCCCAATTGCACACCTCAATACCAATGGATGTTCTATCCAAAGGTAGATACGGGCAACCATGCCCCATGAAATGCTTTGTGCCTAACCCTAAATGGTACGCCCAATACTCACTGCCAAATCCTTGTACAATTGTTCCATCGGTTGAAATGGCAACACAAGTTGAAACCTTATTGGCTACCTTTTCCCAATATGCGAATGTTTGTTCACCGCTTCCATTACCCGCAGTGTGGTGCAAATACACCTGGGTTTTCTTTACCGCCTCGCGGTTGTATGCCCGAAATGGTACTTGTTTAATTTTCATCGTTTTGATTTTTACTTGCCCCAAAATAAAATGATACAACCATTGTTACGATGGAAGTAACCCCACCCGCAATGGTGAAATAAATGTCTTTTTGATCCGATGGGAAATCCCAAAAGATGATTGAAAACAAAATGGCATAACTCAACCCCAAAATGAGGATGGCAATAATGCCCGTTGTGTTGGTCTTAAACTTATCAAAATTCATCGGCCTTGTTTGTTATATGGTTTGGATGATTTGTGTTTGTTAACTGATTTTGTATGCCTTCCCAATTTGCGTTTGGGCTTGGCACGAAATGTTGATGTGTTGGAAACCTTTGCCATTACAACCCGTTTAATTTAATCATGTTTGAAATGGATGCCGTGTCTATGTCCGCTGTATCAATGCCCATAAAAATCATGGTGTTTGCATACTTTTCCGCCTTGGCTTCCGCCTGGGCCACTTCCTTTTTTAACGCTTCCTTTTCTGCAACCTTTGATTCAACCATCTTTGCATTCATCGTTTGAGCCATTTTCGTGCATTCTCCCGCACTTTCAATGTTTTTTGATACCTTGGATAGCAACGCATCAATTTCGTCAATTGTAGGGCTTTGTTTTGCGTTTACGCTTGTGAACAAATATCCCGTAATGAATAGGGCCGTGAAAACAATCAATGCGTTCTTCATAGTTTTTTCATCGTTTGCATTATACGAATCTCGGTCATGGCACTTGCCAAACACGAATCCGACTTTTTAAGGGCATAACTCAATTTGTCAATCTTGACATCCAACGCCTCAATCTTTGCATTGGCTTTTTCAATTTGTTCTTTGTACCCCGAACGCAAATCAATATAAAGATACCCCACAGCCAACAGCATACAAAAAGCAACGGCAGCAACTGGGTTCTTACGAAATTGGTCAAAATTGACGGGCAAAGCATTTTTCGGGGCGGTCATTAGATTACGGGATCGGGAATTACACAATATGGTGAATCGGGAAACTTGGCACAATACCCAACCAGGTACAAATTGTCATCACCGCTAAAAGTATGAATCCCCATCGGGTCGGGATAAACCTCAAACGGGGTGAACTCTGCGGGTGGTTCGGTGTAAAATAGAATGTCAACCGCCCACTTGTCGCTTTGCTTTGTGCAAACGGGTTTGTCATCTTCCGTTCCCCACTCTAAACAAATAAACCCAATTTCAACAACTGCGCAATCTTTCCAAGTTGTAACGGTTTCTCCGCTTGGCGTGGTTGTGGTTTGTTGTATGTCTTTTTGGAGTGTTGCCCATTCGCTTGGGGTGAACTCGAATTTATTGAAGGATTTCATTGTGTTAAATTGTGGTTAGTGATGCAAGTTCGGCGTTTGTTAGGCGGGTTTTGAATAGGACGGCTTCCCCATAACTTTTAACAGAAAATCCGCTTCCGCTTACATTGGGTTGCAATCTGAATGCGCTTGCAGTTGGTACTGTTCCCGTTGTGTCGGTTCCTACTTGTGTGCCATTAATATATAATACAAAATCATTTTGTTTGTAGGCAAACGCCAACTTCATATTATTTTGCAATGTGAACGAACTTACTGTATTTGCTTGTGATGCTCCGCCAGTTTCAATATAGAATCCAACCGCCCCGCTACCAAGTGCAAAAATTTCCATTCTGTTCGAAGTTGTGCCGTCATCAAGTGACAAAATGATTTGCCCTGCTGAATCAATTATTGCGGTTTTGATTTCAACAAATGCCGTCCCCTCCGTCTGCCCAATCAACGAACTTATCCCCGTCTTATAACAAGCATCCGCAACCCTTGTGGCACTTGCTGAGGTTGTATTTATATACGATGTCACATAACTTGATGCTTCCAATTGTGCGCCCCAAAAATACATAGTTCCCGCAGATGTTTGGTCAAGCAAATAAATGCCATAATTTGTACCCGTTGCCCCCGTTGTAAACGAAACTACAACACGAACCCAATCGCTTGTGCTTGTTTGAGAAATATAGGAAGTTGGTGCAACTACATTCACTCCCGCATCAAAATTATATACGCGGTATTTTGCATCGCTGGCCGTCCCTTTTTTTACATAAAAACTGAATGTGTAGGATGTGCTTGTACTTAAAACAACACCTTGCAATAATTCACCCCCCGCAGTTGCCGTCGATAAATCCGCATTTTGTGTTCCGTCGGGCGATGTCGTATTATTTGCCGTTATTGTTA